GTGTCTTTGGTCGGTAGACAAAAGTATAATATTTACCTGCTCTTGGAACTCGTCCACTTTCTTGTAAAACATTTAAAATCTCAAGCATCAAATCATCGGGATCTTCATTACCAATCACACCATCAATGACCGAACGAACCCGATTGTCATTATCATCGGTTGGATTACTTTCTTGTCTTTGCTTGAGCGTCTTTCTAGGCATCTTAAATACCTAATTCGTTTTCTGTGAGAACTTTGAATTCATATCCACGATCAGCACACCATTCTTTTGCCGCTTCCCACTTTGCCTGATTCTTGGCATATTCGTATGCCTCATAGAGATACTTTTTAGTCTGTCTTTGTTGTTTGGGAGGAGGAGTTGTTTGCCTTTTTGGTTTAATTTCAATCATATACTTTTTAATCGCTCCACTACTTTCTTTGACTTTAATTAAAAAGTCGGGAAAATAACGATGAGGTTTTCCGTCTACTGGAGAACGATACCAAACAAACATTTCTTCACTAGAATACTCCAAAACATTATCATTTGTGTCACAGTAATGGAGAAATTTTCTTTCCCATAAAGATCTGTATATTATATTAGTAACATCTCCACGATATTTTTCTGGATTTGAGGGTTTATATTTTCCTTTATATGACATCTAAATACTCTATAATGTAAGGATCGCACAAGGTATTTAGATGCCAGTTCCAGCAATAACTAATATTGGAATGCGTAATGCCAAAACCTATTTTGGTGATATGGCAACAACTAACCTATATCAGGTTTTTATTGGACCTGGTTGGCAAGGTGATTTTACAACAAAACTTTCACGTGCGGAACAAATTGATTTTGGTTCTTTTGGAACTACTTTAGGATTGATGTGTAGCGATGCTTCTCTTCCATCATCAACCTATGCGACAGCAGAAGTCAAAGATAATTTTATGGGTATAACTCAAGAGTTTGCTCATACTAGAATCTACACAGATATTGATTTTACTTTTTATATTGATCACGATTATCAAGTATTAAAGTTTTTTGAGTTTTGGATGAATTTTGTTTCTGGAGGTGGGTCTTTTCCTGCTTCTACTAATCCAGCCCCAAATGCTTTTAGAAGATTTAATTACCCAAAATATTATAAAAACTCTGAAGTTTATATTAAAAAGTTTGAAAGAGATTATTTTATAGGTGGACAGCAAAGCATCAATTATCAATTTATTAATGCTTTTCCAAAGTCCGTAACAAGCATTCCTGTATCTTATGGTCCAACTGATTTATTAAAGATTACAGTTACAATGAATTATGATCGTTATGTTTATGGAAAAGAAGTATCAAATTCTCCATCAAAAGAAAATCAAGGAACTCAACAAACTACGGAAAAACCAGTTCCTCCGACTCCTCCACAACCAACGACAGCACCATCAAATAGAGAACTAACTCCAACCGAGATTCGTCAAGGTGTAAGAAGAGACTCAACAACTGGACGTTTAATACGCTAATAAATAATCACAACTGAATTTCTATAGGTCATTATGCCTTTACCAAAGATCTCTACACCAACGTATGAGTTGGAATTGCCCTCTACTGGAAAGAAAATTAGATACAGACCATTTCTAGTAAGAGAAGAAAAGATTCTTATTATGGCACTGGAATCTGAAGATACGAAACAGATTTCAAATGCGATTGTTCAGATTCTTTCTGATTGTATTGCCACAAAAACAGTAAAAGTTTCTGAACTTTCAACATTTGATATTGAATATTTGTTCCTGAACGTTCGTGCCAAGTCTGTTGGTGAAACTGTTGAGGTCAATGTGACTTGCCCAGATGATGGTGAGACTCAAGTTCAAATGGAAATTAACATTGATGATATTAAAGTACAGAAGGATCCAAATCATTCAAATATTGTGAAAATTGATGATAGACTTTCAATGAAATTAAAGTATCCATCACTAGAACAATTTGTTGAAAATAACTTTGAAGTTAATGAGACTGACTCTGATGTAAACAAGTCACTTTCAATGATTACATCTTGTATTGATATGGTTTATGATGAAGAAGAATCTTGGAGTGCTGCTGACTGTACTAAAAAAGAACTTGAAGAGTTCGTGGAGCAAATGAACACAAAACAATTCAAAGAAATTGAAAACTTTTTTGTGACGATGCCTAAACTTTCCCATACAATCAAAGTTAAGAATCCAAATACAAAAATTGAAAGTGATATTGTCCTGGAGGGTCTTGCGAGTTTTTTCACTTGAGTATGGCTCATACAAGTCTTGAGTCATACTATCAAACAAACTTTGCCTTGATGCAGCATCATAAATATTCATTGACTGAACTTGAGAATATGATGCCTTGGGAACGTGAAGTTTATGTCAGCCTACTTCAAAGTCACATAGAAGAAGAAAACTTAAAGGCACAACAGAGTGGAATTTGATAGTCCGATTTATAAGGCACCATCACTACCAAAGATTAGTAGAAGAAATATTTCTTCTCCCATAATTCGTGGTGCTCAATCTGTTGCTGCTCCAAGATTGAGAAAATCATCTTTTAGTTTTATAAAACCAAGAATTCAGACTCCTACACTAACTTCTCAAGTTGAAACTTCATCAGAATCAGAGACAATTTCTGGAAATAAGGTATATGAAACTCTTGTAGAAACAAATAAAATTCTTGTAGAAATTCAAAAGCAATTGGCATTAGATTTTGCTTCAAGAATTGTAGAGAGGAAAGATATAATTCGCGGTAAAAAAAGAAGAGCAGAGAAAGAAAAAATAACTAGAAAAGAACAATCTATTGAATCTTTGAATAAGTTTGGTAGTGGAGTTAGTAAATTTTTTGATAAAGTAACTGCCCCCGCTAAAGGCATATTTCAGAAGTTATTAGATTTTTTTGGTATAATTGTAACTGGATTGGTTGTTAATAATGCTTTTAATTGGTTGTCTGATAAGAATAATCAAAAGAAACTATCAGAGACTCTTGGTTTTGTAGGGAAATATTGGAAAGAAATTTTTGGAGTCTTAATTGGAATTAAGTTAATTTCTACTATTGCTAGTTTGTTAACTACTATTCAATTAGTATCAGCAGTTTTAATGAGTCCTGCATTTCTTGCCGCTGTTGGAACAGTTATTACCATAGCTTCTATACAAAAATTTGCGGGTGAAACGCAAAGATATTACCAAAATCTATTAAAACAAAAAGAAAAAGAAAAAGGTAGACCATTAACTCAAGCAGAACAAGAACAAGCTGTTCGTGATCAAGTCACAAGTACACCTTTGATGCCTATGTTAGGAGGTCTTGTTCAACAACAAGTAGAACAACCGCCAGTAAAAAAATCAAAAGGTGGAACTATTCCCAATTTACCTTCATATAACTTTAAAACAAGTATAGTAAAACAATATCAAAATATAACTCAAAAGTTCTCTGAAGGTGGAACAGTTGGTGGAGCAGGATCTGGATTGGTTGATAGTGTCCGAACAATGCTCGCTCCTGGTGAGGAAGTCATTCGCACATCAGCAGCAATGATGTTTAGACCATTGTTGAAGGACATTAATAATAATGCTGGAAGAATGTGGATTACATTCAGTAATGCTATCCGCAATATGATTTCTTATAATGAAACTATGCGTTATGCTTTAGATGAATTGAGTAGAAATCTAGAGACTTTTAAAAAGCAATTAGATGATTTTGTCAATCAGGAAAAACTTGAAAAGTCTAAAAAAGCAGGTGGTGGCGGATATGGATTAAGGACGCCATCAAAGGACTCTATTACAACATTAGTTTTACCTACCACTATAATTCATTCTGATCTCAAAAAACCAACGAGACCAGCAACTAGAACGACGATTCCAATTACATTACCAACAAAAACTGCTAATTATAAAATGCCAGCAATTGATGGTGGTATGGCAACTGATGAACCAGATATTTCAAGTGTAAATTTGGCAAATGATTATATGATGTTAACACCAAAAATGTACGGAATTTTTGTATAAGATATGGAACAAGTACAACTACAAAAATTAAAAATCAATGCTACGAATATAAAAAATACCTTAGTTAATTATAATAAGCAAGCGATTAAATTGAGGAAGGATGAATTTCGTTTTTCTTTTAATGAGGATAAAGAGAAGAAATTGAGAAAAAAGGAGGAAAAGATAGAGGGTAAAGATATTGTTCAACAACCTCTTGAAAAAATAAAATCTAAACTGCTTTCTGGACCACTGGGTTTCTTTGACAAGGTTAAAGAGTTTTTTGGTATTGTATTTTTGGGATTGGTGATTAATAATCTTCCACAAATTATTAATAAAGTTACTGAAGTGGGAGAAACACTCATAAATGTTGCAAATTCAATTATTAAAGTAGTTGAGGCGACAGTAAATGGTGTCAATGGATTTATAAGTATTATTCAGAGTTTTCCCGAAATAACAAAAAGAAAACTTATAGAGGAAAAAGATAAATTAGAAAAATTTATTCTTGAACTTGACAAAATTATTGATCCAATGAATCGTGAGTATACTAAACTTGATAAAGACCTTAACTCTAAATCTACCAATTCTAAACCAGAAGATAATTCTCCGACAAAAAATCCAGATGAGTCACAGGATACTCAAAAAAAATCTAGAGGTGGAACGGTAAGAAAACCAAGTGGATCAAAACCAGCAAAAAAACAAACCACAAAAAGTACAACTACTGGGACATTCAGGGGAGCCACTCCAAGCCCAATGGGAAGAAAAGCAATTGAAAGCACTAATGCTTTTGGCACATTTGCGACTGTTACCGAACAACTTAAAGAACATTCAATTCTTCTTGATGGTAAAGGAGGTGTCAATGAAAACTTCACTGACGTTAATGAAAGTTTTAATCAATTTTTAATTAATTTAAAAGATAGAGAAGACAAAGATAAGAAACCTCCAACTTCAAAAATACCATCTAGTGCTAGAAGAACTCCACCTTCACCAACATCTGGTGGAGTAAATGCCCCAAGTGGTGTTAAAGTTGATCCTACCGATATACTCGGAGCGATTGGAAGCACGGGTTATTCTACGGGACCACATTTACACATTGAAACAGGAGATGGAT